AATTTAGAGTATGTAAAAGAGTATTATGGTTATAGTAATGAGAAGGCAAAACAGGCTCTCGACATACTAAACGAAAAACAAATTGAAGAAATCAAAATGTCCTTATCTAAGGGCGGGAGAAAAAAATGAGTGAAGAAACTATAAATTGGTCGCCTGCTAGTATGCTTGAGGTAACAATCAAACAACCAGATGACTTCTTAAAAATTAGAGAAACATTGACACGTATCGGTGTCGCTAGTCGTAAAGACAAAACCCTTTATCAATCTTGTCACATCTTACATAAACAAGGTAAGTATTACATAACACATTTTAAAGAATTGTTTGCATTAGACGGCAAGAAAGCAACCTTAGTACAAAACGATATTCAAAGAAGAAATACAATTGCAATCTTATTACAAGATTGGAACTTAATTGATATTGTAGATAAAGCAAAGTCAGAGGACAAAGCACCCCTAAGTCAAATCAAAGTATTACCTTTTAAAGAAAAAAAGGAATGGAATCTATCAGCGAAATATAATATTGGTAAAAAGATTGAAAATAAAGAAGAAGTTACAGATGAGAAATAGATGCAAGTTCCAAAGTTTAGAGATTTTTTAACAGAACAAGATATTGAACGTAAGGATAACCCAATTACAGTTGCGGTTATTACGAAATCAAATCCGAATATTAAAAAACAAAAAGCTGGGGAAACACCTAAAAAAGAACGTACTATTTCTTTTATACAAAATGCTTGTGAGAAAAAAGGTTTTAAGTGTATTATTATAAACACTAAACACGCTATCATCACAGGTAAAGACGAAGATAAAAATACATTAACTGTATACAACTTTGACGGTAAAGATAGTGAACATACTTTTGTAGGTAAAGATACTGTTTGTATTACACGAGCAGGTTCAATAGAAGATGAAGCTGGATTATCATTAATATCAGCATTTCAAAACTCATCAGCCTTTATGTTAAACACAAGAGCAGCAATGTTGACTTGTGATAACAAATTAACAACAGCGTTACTATTTGAAAAGTTTGGTATACCTACACCACGTACAGCGTTTGTTTCTAATGAAAAAAACTTAGATGATGCATTAGAATTAGTCGGTGGTAAATTTCCAGTTATATTAAAAACACTTACAGGTACACAAGGTATCGGAGTTGTTAAAGTTGAAAGTTATGAAAACCTTATATCTACTGTACAAGCATTGTGGAACCACGATGCCGAAGTATTATTACAAGAGTTTATGGAAGTACCTTTTGATGTAAGAACTTTTGTAGTAGATAATAAGATATTTGCTTCCACAAAAAGAATACACTCTAAAGAAGATTTTAGATCCAATATTCATAGAGGAGGTTCAGCAGAACCTTATAAATTATCAGAAGAAGAAAAAGAAATTATATTAAAAGCAAGTAGAGTTTCTAAAGCATATCTTGTAGGAGTTGACCATATTGTTTATAAAGGTAAACCTTACGTGTTAGAAGTAAATGGTAGTCCAGGTACAGGTGCTAACTATAAAGAATATACTTACAAAGATTATTATTCAGAACCAGAACCAGGAAATGATGTTACAGGTGAAAAACTTGTTTATCGTTTAATAGATTGGGTTTCAAAAAGAAGTCATTGGGATAGACAGGCTGCTAGTGAATGTGGTTGGTTAGAAACAGTTGATCTAAATGATATTGGAAAAGTTAGAGCTAAGTTTGATACAGGTAACGGTTCAAAGGCGTGTGCTTTACACGCAGATGAAATATTAGAAGAAAGTAAATCTACAATTAAATGGAAATATAATGGTAAAACTTTTTCTAAACCAAGACACGGTACCAGTGAAGTTTATCGAGCAAATGCTGATGGAGAAGAACCATCAGAAACAAGACCAACAGTTTTAATGGATATTACTTTTAATGGTTTTACTTATAAAGATATAGAAGTTGGTTTAGATGCAAGACCACGATCAGGTTCAGATTTATTAATTAATAGAGATTTAATGCGTCAGATGAACGTAAGTGTTAATCCAAATAGAACTTTCGTGTTAAGTAAAAGACTAAGACCAGTTGACAAAGAAAACAACATTGACAAATAAGTCAATGTGTGATATATTAAATAAAATAAGGAGTTATTATGTCAGATGTGAAAATAATGAGATTATCTACAGGCGAAGATATTATTGCTAAAGTTGTAGATAAAACAGTAGAAACAACCAAACTAAACAAACCTTTTGTAATTATACCTCATCAACAAGGTCCAGGAAAACCTGTACAATTGATGATGACTTTGTATAGTCCATATTCAAGTAGCGATGATATTGAAATTAAATCTCAAAATATAATTTCAATCGTTGATCCAAAAAAAGAAATACTATCTTCCTATCAACAAAATACAAGTAGTATTTTAACAGCACCAGGTTTAATTACAGAAACTAAACTACCTAAACTATAATAGTGATAACAGTAAACTTTATTAGGACAAACAATCAAAAAGTCCAAGTAAAGGTGCCTGAAGGCTGGACGATAATGGAGGCAGCAAGAGAGGCAAACTTGGAAGAAATCCCTGCAATCTGTGGAGGGTGTTGTGCGTGTGCCACTTGTCACGTCTATGTAAATAATGCGTGGATTGACAAACTTGGTGAAATAGATTATAATACACCTGAACAAGAATTATTAGAATATGAAAAAGGATATAAAAAAGGTGTTAGTAGATTAGGTTGTCAAATTACACTAACTAAAGAACTTGACAATATAACTTTACAATTATTAGATGATGAACTTTTATAAAAATGTAATTGAACATAGAGGAAAACTTTTAGTACGAGGTATATTTGAAGGTAAAGAATACCGAGAACGTATTGATTTTAAACCAACGCTATATGCAATCACACAACAAGAAACAGAATTTAAAACACTTAATGGTCAATGTTTAAAACCAATTCAATTTGGTAGTATATCTAAAGCAAGAGATTTTAAAAAGAACTATAATACAGATAACGCACCGATCTATGGTATGGATCGTTATCAGTATCAATATATTTCTGATGAGTTTCCTAATGAAATAGATTTTTCAAAAGAGTTTATTAAAATATTTACTGTTGATATAGAATGTAGTGCTGAAAATGGTTTTCCAGATGTAGAAAATCCTACAGAAGAAATACTAGCAATCACAGTTAAAAATCAATCAAATAAACAAATCATTACTTGGGGCACAGGCGAATTTAAAACAGATCGAACTGATGTAACTTATATAAGATGTAATTCAGAAAAAAAACTCATTATGGAGTTTATGAAGTTTTGGATTAAAAATTATCCTGATATTATCACTGGTTGGAATACAAAGTTTTTTGATATACCTTATCTATTCAACCGTATTAGAAATCTTGTAGATGAAAAAGTATTAAAAAGATTTTCACCTTGGAATTTAGTTGAAAGAGAATCAATCGTAGTACGAGGTCGACCACAAACTCATTATAATATTTTTGGTATTGTGATGTTAGATTATTTGGATTTATATCAAAAGTTTATACCACAAAGACAAGAAAGTTACAAATTAGATTATATCGGTAAAGTAGAACTAGGTATACAAAAAGATGAAAACCCTTACGATACTTTTAGAGATTGGTATACAAAAGATTTTCAATCGTTTATTGATTACAATATCAAAGACGTTGAAATCGTTGATGGACTAGAGGATAAACTAAAACTTATTGAACTAGTCTTAACAATGGCCTATGAGGCAAAAGTTAATTATAATGACGTATTCTCACAAGTTAGAATGTGGGATATGTTAATCTATAATTATTTAAGAAAAGAAAATATTGTAATTCCTCCAAAGGAAGACAATGTAAAGGAAGATAAGTATGACGGCGCTTATGTAAAAGACCCGTTAGTTGGTATGCATAATTGGATAGTGTCATTTGACATTAACTCTCTATATCCACATCTCATTATGCAATACAATATCTCACCTGAAAAAATCATTGGCGTAAAACCAAGTGGAGTGTCAGTCGATAAGTTGTTAAATCAAGCGACACCGCTAACACACTTAAAGACAGAAGGCGCTTGTATTACGCCAAATGGTGCAATGTTTAAAACAGATAGTCCAGGGTTTTTACCAAGACTTATGGAAAGTATGTATAACGATAGAGTTAAATTTAAAGATTTAGAATTTTCAGCAAAACAAGAATACCAAAAAACAAAAGATAAAAACTTAGCAAAAGAAATATCTCGTTGTCATAATATTCAATGGGCAAAGAAGATTGCTTTAAACTCAGCTTACGGTGCAATTGGTAATCAATATTTTAGATACTATGATGTAAGACAAGCAACTGCGATTACTTCATCAGGTCAATTTGTAATTCGTTTTATTGAAAAGAACGTAAATGAATATATGAATAATATATTAAAGACACACGACAAAATAGATTATGTTGTTGCGTCAGATACAGATTCCATTTATCTTTGTTTAGATAAGTTAGTAGAACAAGTATGTAAAGATAAATCAAAAGACCATATATTAAGATTTATTAATAAAGTTGTTGACACAAGAATACAACCATTTTTAGATAAGTGTTTTACAGAACTTGCTGATTATACAAATGCCATTGGTAATAAGATGGTAATGAAACGAGAAGTAATTGCTGACAAAGGTATTTGGACTGCGAAAAAAAGATATATGTTAAATGTATTAGATGAAGAAGGTATTACCTTTGATGAACCTAAATTAAAGATTATGGGTATTGAAGCTGTGAAGTCATCAACACCTGAAGTTTGTCGTGGTAAAATTAGAGATGCAATTAAACTTATTATGACTAAAGATGAAGACACTTTACAAAAATTTGTAAGTGATTTTAAAAGTGAATTTTTTAAAATGAGTGCTGAACAAATTTCTTTTCCAAGGTCTTGTAATAATCTAGCTAAGTATCATCATAGTAATGATGTGTTTATTAAAGGTACACCAATACACGTTAAAGGTGCTTTGATTTATAATCATCAAGTAAAACAATTTAAGTTAACAAACAAATATCCACTTGTCCAAGAGGGAGATAAAATTAAGTTTATTAAGTTAATAGAAGCAAACCCATTTAAGTTTGATGTAATTTCTTACATCACTAAATTACCAAAAGAGTTTAAATTAGAAAATTATATTGATTACGAAGTACAGTTTCAAAAGACATTTTTAGATCCATTGAGTTTTATACTTAATTCTATTGGTTGGTCTTATGAAAAGAAAGCAAGTTTAGAAAGTTTTTTTGAATGATGTTAAGTCTATTATTATTAGTTATTACATTACATTGGGCATTTATGTTTGGTGTACATTTAGCTTTAAACACAAAAATTAAAACATATCAGTTATGTCTTTTTATCATAGTTGTAAAACTTTTTTTAATGAGTTATGGATATAAGTAGTATAAACAAACAATACAAAGTAATTTATGCTGATCCTCCGTGGTATTTTAAATCATATTCAGAAAAGGGAGAAGGAAGGAACGCCACTAAGCATTATAAGTGCGCTGGCCTTTCTGACAT